GTTCATGATACAAAGATGCGTACAATCTTTGATGTTCTCAAGTCTGCATACGCTGATGGTCATAGTGAAGTAAACATTGTTGTAGGTGCTGATCGTAGATCAGAGTTTGAAAGTTTAGCAAACAAGTACAACGGACAACTTTACAATTTTGAAAATATTAATATTATTTCTGCAGGTAAAAGAGACCCTGATGCAGAAGGTGTTGAGGGTATGTCTGCATCTAAACTTCGTAAGGCAGCGATCGATGGTGACTTTGATACCTTTGTAAGTGGTATACCAAAACCATTAGATAAAAAGATGACTAAAGAATTGTATAATACAGTTCGTAGAAACATGGGTATTGAAGAAAGTTCACTTTGGCAGATTGCACCTAAGTTAGACTTCTTTAATTTAAGAGAAAACTTTGTTTCTGGAAACGTCTTTGGTGTTGGTGATTTGATTGAAAATTTAAATCATGGTTTGATGGGAAGGATCATTCGTCAAGGTACAAATTATGTTATTGCTCTTACTAAAGAAGGCATGATGTTCAAGTCTTGGATCAAGGATATCAACGAAGTTCATGAGGTTGGCACCGACTCCTATAGGGAATATGTACAGAGAATGACGCCTTTTGAAAAAGTAAAGTCTTTTACAAGGATAAATAAAAATAAGAAGAAATAAAGTATTATTGAATTTAGCTATGTCTAATCCATTTTCGGAAGCATTTGGGCAGTTAAGAAAACCCTATCTCCAAGAAGAACTACCCCCACGTAAAAATAAAGGTAAGGCACCTGCTGGATCATCTGCTCCTGCTCCTGCTGCAGCATCTGCTGATCAGGGTGGCGGATCTGAGAAAAAAATTAAGCAAGCAGTCTATGATATTAGATATAGAGCAAGAAGAGAAGACGTTGAATTAGACAAGGCATTTTCCCAGTACATGTCAAACACTAATATGAGTGCCATGGAAAAGAAGGCAGTGAGAGGAAAACTCTTTGGTGAATCAAAAATTTATAATTCTAACCCATTCCGTCAAGCATTTGCTGAACTTAGAGCTCCTATTCTTGGTGAAGAAATTAAAGATGGTAAAGAGAAAGTAAGAGTTACAGATAGAAGTGGTAAGTCTTATGTAAGATATGCAGATCAAAGTAAGAAGTCTGAACTTCGCCAGAATCCAAATGTTCAGTCAGTAAACCCAACTGATCATGGTGTACCATATGAAGGAGAGAAGAAGAAGGGAGAGTATACTGCAAAAGTAAAAGCAGGTAAAAAATTAGATCCAGTTGGTAAGGCAGATGCTGATATTGACAATGATGGTGACGTAGATAAGTCAGACAAGTATTTACATAATCGTCGTAAGGCAATAGGTAAGGCGATTAAGGGTAAAATGAAGGAAGATCTTGATACTTCTAGTGAAGAGATTACCGAGATCATGGGTAATACTAGCAACAATCCAAAGATATCTCCTAAGAAAGGTATTAAAAATACTGTAAAGATTAATCCTGACTTAGGTGAAAGTGTCATTAAATTAGAAGATGTAGATGTTGTTGATCTTTCAGATTTCCAAGAGAAAATGACTGGCGCTGAGATGGATAAGAAAGAAGATATCGTCAAAGGAATGAAAAAGAACTTTGCTGATATGAAGTCTCGCTATGGTTCTCGTGCAAAAGAAGTTATGTATGCAACTGCTACTAAGATGGCAATGAAGGATCACTGGGATCCTGAGCATGTAGAACCTCTTGCTGAAAAGAAAGAAGAAGAGAAGAAAGAAAAGTCTTGTGCTATGGATAAGGAAATAACACCAGACATGGACTCTAGAGAAGTTGGAACCCGAATGAATCTCAAAAGAAATAAGTTGAGAGCAATGGGTCTTAAGATGGGATTTGATCCAAGTGAAGAAGTTGATGAAGCATTACACCCTAACGTAGCAAGAAATGATGCTATTAATAAGGCAAATGCTATGAAACGTGCAAAGGAAAGGGAAGCATCTAAACCTTCTCCTGATGTAATTGCTGCTAGAAAACGTCAGTATAGTGGTAAAGGTTATACTACTGCTGACAAAAAGAAAGTTATTGGATCTTATAAGGAACATCATGAGAAAGATGCTGATGGTAAAGTTATTGAGCATCCAATAGAAGACGAAAAAAAAAGTCCAGTTGACACCACACCATCTTCAGTAAATGAGGAAGGATATGATCATGCAAGAGATATGGGAAAGGTAAAACCATCTAAGGATAAGAAAGATGGAACCTCATATCCACCAAGTGAAGAAATGAAAAAGACACAGAAGGTAAACAAAGGACCTTCTGCATTTGAACGTGTGAAAAAGAAGTATGGCAAGTCTGTTATGAAGATGAAAGAAGAGGTAGAATTATTAGATGAAAAGGTTGGTGGTGCAGGAACTTTAGTCCGTCAAGGTGTTAAAGTTGGTGGTAAGAAAGGTGGTAGAGCAGTTCAAAAAGGACAAGATGCTGCAGTGAAAGCAGGTCAAGGTCAAAAAGCAAAAGCAGCACAGGGCAACAAAAATAAAATGGTTGGTGATGGTAAGTATGAAAGGAGAGGTGCTGTAATAGGTGGTATTGCAGGTGGTGTTTCTGGTGGTATTCTTGATGGACCTGTTGTACCAATAGGTGACATTGTTGGTGGTATTGCTGGTAGTAAAGTCGGTGGTAAGATTGGTAGACAGTTTGATAAAAAGGCATTGAAGAAAAAAATGAAAGAAGAGGTACAATTACTTGATGAAGGTATAAGATTAAAAACAAAGGATGAATTCGTCAAAGGGTGGAAGAATGCAGCAAAAAAAATAATGGGTACAAAAGATAAGATAATAAATCAAGCAAAGGAAAACAAACCTGGTTCAAATAAGGATTACAGTTGGAAAAACAGTAAGGGAGAAAAACCAGGAATTGATTTAGGACTTAGTAAAAATGTTGACATTACAAAAGACGGACCAACTAAAGTAGTAAAACAAATTGCTAAAGACAAAGTAGTTACTCCAGCAAAAGATGCTATAGTAGATGCTGTTAAAAAACATGGTGTGAAAGCTGGTGTTGCTGGTGCAGCTGCAGTGGGCGGTCTTGCATTAGCAAAAAGACTAGCGAAAAAGAGTGATGATAAAAAGGATAAAAAGGAAAGTTTCTCAAACTGGAGAGATGATCTATCAAAAGATCATGAAGAAATTAATGAACTACTTGGAGCAGCAACTGTTGGTACATTAGGTGGATGGGCTGCAGGTACTAAAAAAGGAGTGGAATTGCTATCAAAAGCAGGTATCAAAAACAAAATAGCACAAAAAGCAGTTGGTGGTGCAGCAGGTGCAGCAGCTGGTGAAGTGCTTGATCCTACTAAAAAGGCAAAGGATAAGAAACCATTAACAGCAGCAGCACTAGGTGGACTTGGTGGTGCAGTAGCAGGTGGTGGAATAGGTGCAGCAACAGAGAAGATAAACAAAGAAGTTGTACCTAAAATTCAGAAGAAACTGAAGAAAGAAGAAGTTGAAGCAGTTGATGAGAATGCTGGTCCTAGCACACCAGTCAGCATGTCTGGTGGTAAACTCCAATTTAATAAAGGTGGAGCTGGTATTGGTAAAATAAGACCGAAGAAAGGTGGATCACTTGCAGGTGCACCAATACCTAAAGTTTAACTGGCTATATAATACAGTAATTACTGTATTATTATGACTAAATTTTTACTACCTATTGCTATCAATGTAATAAACAAGGCAGTAGACAAGATCCCTGAGGATCTAGAAGATAAACTAAAGGAGTTTGTCATTGCACTTCTTAAGAAGGCAGCTGCCAAATCAGGTAATAAAGTAGATGATCAACTAGTAGAAGCACTAGAGAAAGCACTACTTAATAAGTAAAAGATTGAGACTTCCTATCTGGAGGTCTCTTTTTGGTTTTTATAAATAATCTTAGAACAATTTTTTATCGGGTAAATCAATGGCACTATGGGGCAAATCAGATGATATTTTCTCTCCTGGTACTGTAAGCGTTAACTATGCAACCAAGGTTGTCACTGGTTCTGGCACTTCTTTTAGCGCTGCTTCTGTAGGAGATGTAATATCTATCGGTGTAGGAAACACTTTTGGTGAAGCAGTTATTTCTGCTATTACTAATCAAACAACGTGTTCAATCGCTAGTACTCAACATTTAAGTGGTGTTGCAATAGCATCTACAAACTACACTATTTCACAAAAACCTAAGTCAACTCTTCATGATACTCATTGGGGTGCTGCTAACATCTATGGTGTAGATGAAGGTGAGGTTGGAGTTGCTAGAACTACTGCATACTCTGTTGCACACGGTGGTTGGGTTGGTCTTACAACTTACAACGATTGTGATGGTAACTTAAGAGTTAAGAGTGAAGTTTTAGTTGCAATGTCTGGTATTAGTACTGGATCTGCTGCATATGGTTCTGCTGGTGACGCTGCTGACGATACCTTCTTTGGCGATGCATAATAGATGATTTATGAAATTTCATGAATTGAACGAGGATAACTACCTTTTATTTGCCATTAAATATTACGACAATCCCGCTGCTGTTACAAAGGAAGATTTTGACGAAGACTTAAAAAAATTTAAGTATGTTAAAAGACTCCTTAAACGGTACATGAATACGGGAGTGTTGAAGACACATCTAATCATAAACCATTTAATTGTCTTGTTTAATGTATTTGATGAAGCAACTATTCCTTTGTTGTTTTATAAACTGGAGCCAGAACTGTGGCCAAGTGTCACAAGTTTCTTGATCTTTTTGAAGAGGGTACCTGAGTATCCACATACTATACTTCATGATATTGCACCAGATGAGTATTGTTTAAACGAGTTACAGATGATCTGATGGACAGACGATTAGAAAAAATCATAAAATATTTTAGAGAGAATGCAATAGCAACAAGTGTTGCTACTGGTGCTGTCGCAGGTCTACCCCCAGATTCCCCACCCGTTCATAAAAAGAAAAAGAAGAAAGTGATGAAGAGATATGGCTGAAGGTAATGTCAATGCTGCTATAATAGAAAGACTCGAAAAAGTTGTTGAATCCTTACAGGACAACTCCGTTAAGATGGGTCAACTTCTTGCTGTGCATAATGAGAAGTTAGATAAGCAAGACCGTATCGATGCAGTATTGTTTGAGAAGGTAGATAATTTATCTATTGATCTTAAGAGAGAAACAGAATCAATAAAGAAAGGATGTGAGAGAGATATAAGAAAGGTAGATGAGAGACTCCGTAACATAGAGAAGAAGATGTGGACAATTGCAGGTTCACTTACTATAATTATTTTTATGGTTTCTCCAATCATACAAAGGACTTTAAGAGGTGCGTTGACACCACAGACAACTTCGAGTATAATAAAGAATCAGTAATATCTTTGTAATGGATCTAGTTGACCGTAAGTATGTCAATTTGATATCTTCTAGACTTCAAAAATTCAAACAAAAGAATCCTAACCTATACAACTTCCGTTGTCCCATATGTGGAGACTCACAGAAGAGGAAGAATGTTGCGAGAGGATATCTTTATTCAATAAAGACTAATGCCAATTACAAGTGCCATAACTGTGGTGCTAGTATGTCGTTTTCTAATTTCTTGAAAACGATTGACGTAGGATTGCATAAGCAATTTGTCATGGAAAAATTTAAAGAAGGTCATACTGGTAAGGGAAGACATACTCCAAATCCAAAGTTTGAATTTGAGACACCAATTTTTAAAACAGTTGCTAAAGTTAATTTACCTCTATGTTCAGAGGTTGATTCTGCAAAGGAATATCTTGAAAAAAGAAAATTAGATCCGTCAAAATTTTACTTTGCATATAAGTTTAAAGAGTTCTGTAATTCATATAAAAAGACCTATGACACTATCGGTAGGGATGAACCTAGAATCGTAATACCATTGTATCAAGATGGTAATTTGATAGGGTTTCAGGGTAGAGCAATTGAAAAAAAATCTGTGCCTAAATATCTTACCGTGATGATTAATGATAACGCACCAAAGATTTATGGACTTGACGAAATTGACAAGAAACTCTCTGTTTACGTCACTGAAGGACCGTTTGATTCAACGTTCGTATCCAATTCAATTGCTATGTGTGGTGCAGACGCTGATGTTCGCAAGTGGGGTGTTAATGATCCTGTATGGATCTATGATAACGAGCCGCGCAACAATGAAATTGTTAAAAGAATTTCAACCACTATCGACAGAGGTGAAAGAGTTGTAATATGGCCAAACAATATTGTTGAAAAGGACATCAACGACATGGTCTTAGGTGGACAGAATATTATGAGTGTGTTAGAATCAAACACATATTCAGGATTACAAGCAAAAATTAAATTTAACAACTGGAAAAAAGTATGAGCAACGGAACAAAGGTTAAAAAACGTGATGGACGCATTGAAAGCCTTAACCTAGAAAAAATGCATGTCATGGTTGAAGAGGCATGCGAAGGGATTGCAGGTGTATCTGCAAGTCAAGTAGAGATACAATCAGGTATACAGTTCTATGATGGTATTACTACAGCAGAAATACAAGAAATATTAATCCGTTCAGCAAGTGACTTAATTAGTTTAGATAATCCAAACTACCAATATGTTGCAGCAAGACTTCTTCTCTTTTCTTTGAGGAAGAGTTTGTATGGAGGTCATAAAGAACTTCCTAATCTTCAGCAGCACATTACTACCTGTCAAGAGAAGGGAGTATATGATAGTGAAATCCTAATAAATTTTACTTTAGATGAAATTGACGAACTAGATAGTTACATTGATCATGACCGTGATAACTTATTTACTTACGCTGGTTTGCGTCAGGTAGTTGATAAGTATTTGGTTCAGGACAGAAGCACTAATGCAGTATATGAAACTCCACAGTTCATGTACATGTTGATTGCTATTACTATTTTCCAAAATTACAAGGAAAATAAATTAGATTACATCAAAAAATACTACGATGCCATTTCCAAACACAAAATCAACATCCCCACGCCCGTCATGGCAGGTGTTAGAACTCCTCTTCGGCAATTTGCGAGTTGCGTTTTGGTTGATGTTGACGACACCTTGGATAGTATTTTTAGTTCTGATATGGCCATCGGTCGCTATGTCGCTCAAAGGGCTGGTATTGGTATCAACGCAGGTAAGATCAGGGGTATCAACAGTAAAATCAGGGGCGGAGAAGTTCAACACACAGGTGTTGTCCCGTTCCTCAAAAAGTTTGAAGCAACTGTCAGATGTTGCACTCAAAATGGCATCCGTGGTGGATCAGCGACTGTCCACTTCCCAATCTGGCACCAAGAAATAGAGGACATCATAGTCCTTAAAAACAATAAAGGCACCGAAGACAATCGAG